CTAGCCAAAGAACAATTAAGCAAGCAAGTGCATGATAAGCAGTTAGTGAGAGTTTTGAAGTGTTCACAACTCCACGCAAGTGGTTATATGATTAATCCTAAATCAAAGTTTGCTGGTCTTTGCAGTGATGTAATAAATATAAGAAGTTATGTAAAAGCTAATCCTCAGATTTTTTCTTTAAAGAAGCAACCTCCTTCTTCAAAACCTTAGTAAATATCTTCTTAAATATTTTCTTGATCTGACCTACTACAGCTTGCAAAGCAACCCCGCCCGCCACGCTCACAACGCTTGCAGTACCAGCAGCTATAACACTTGAAGCTATCACTTCTGGTGCTGGTATTGGCATTTCACCGAATAGAGGTAAATTAAAAGTAGCTACAGGTTCTTCAGTTGATAAAAGCTCTTTGGTGTTTGGCAGGGTTATCGATGGTTGCTCTGGTTTTAGTGGCGACCCTACCTCCTCTGAAGATGTTTCTTCTTCTTCAGAAGCGTCTTCCTGATCTGCCAACCCCGACTCTACCTGTTCCAGACTTGGAAGTAGAAGAGGATCTAAATATGGAACGTCTGCTAGGGGCGGATAAAAAATTGTTGTAGGAGGAATAAGAATATTGTTTGTATCAGGTAAATCAAATTCTGGGTATTCCATGAAGAGTATGGTTAGAGGTGCAATCGCTATGCCTATCTATATGTTAGTAGTCACAGCAGTGTGTGTAAGCACACCTCTATTTACTTTAAGTTATCTGTTTAGAACTTATACTTCAGACCAAGCTTCGTTCCGTAAGAATTAGTATCGTCAGTGACTACAGAGAACTCACCATAGACATCAATCTTTTCTGCTGCTGAGATAGAACCACCAACTTTACCAGAGAAGTTTGTTTCTGAATCTGCTCCATCTGGGTTGTTTAGATATGCACCACCTTGTATGTAGTAGCTACCAAAGGCATTGCCATCTTCGTACCCTAAATGAAGATCCGTTCCGCTTCCTGTAAAATTTTTCCCTGTGTAAGAGCCATTGTTCTCTACGTTTACATAGAATCCAGCAAACGCAGGTGTTGATAGTGCTGAGACAGCAGCTACAGCTGAAAGTTTTTTAAGCATTTAATTAAATAAATTAAAGCTGTATGCTACACGATTTATGTGGTTTTTCAATTTTATGTAACTTTAGAAATTATGAAACGTTAAGTAATTAATATACGTAATTAATAACTTGATTTGTAAATAAACGCCAACGCTATAATACCCGCAGCATCACCGCTATCAGCATACGTATAAACACCAGTAGCATCAGTTAAAGTAATATTTGTATTTCCTGTAAAAGTTGCACCAGTTATATTACCTTTATTACCAAGTCCTGTACTAACAAAAGCATCTAATCCTAAAACAGCTTGATCTATGTCGTGAGGGAAAGGTAAGCCCGCTATAGTAACTCCTGATGTGTCTGAAGTATCTAAGCTGTTCATATCAATTTTTATCCAAACATGTACTAACTGTCCAATTTTTATATAGTTACCTGTTTGAGAAACATAAGTTGGAGCAGAGACATTTGCTAAAGTAGGTGTAAATGTGCCTGTAGAATAAGTTGAATCTAATTTATTGCCAGCAAAAGTAAGATTAGTTGGAACATATAAAGTACCAGCAGTTAAGGTATTACTATCAATATGTAAATTTGTTTGAGTAGTATTACTAAATCTAATACATTCAGTTGTGGAGTATGTATTTATAAATGTGTTATTTCTAATAGATAAATTAGTTGTAGGAATTTCCATAGCAATACCACCTCTAGCTGCTCTATTTAATGAATCAAAACCCCAAGCAACAAAAGTATTATTATTTATGGTTATACCACTGGCTGTAGCAGCAGCTTCACTATCTTCGTTTAAAAATGCAACTGTATGTCTACTTGCATAAGCAAAATAATTATTGCTTATGGTTAAGTCTTCTATAGTATGACAGCTTCTAAAATAAACATGATAAAGAGGTGTTCTATCTGCTGTAGATCCTTGAGTTGATCCTCCTTCAGTATTAATACCACCACTAAAATGGTTATTAATAATATGATCTCTAATACTTTTTGAATCTCTATAATATTGAACAGCAGCACCAGCAGCAGAAAACATAACTACGTTTCCTGTAATAACAGTATCTCTAGTTTCAGCACCACCACCGTCAGTATTATCTCCAACAGCAAATAAAGTTTGACCAATATCTAAATGATTTCCAGTAATTAAAGCACCTATCAAAGGAAATGAACCTATATGTTGAATACAAGTTACTACACCATGAAAAAAACTATCTTTTACTTGTGTTCCTCTATTTCCATAATCATCATCTATTGCAATACCACCTTGACTAGCAGATACACTAGACGGCCAATCTAAAACAATACCAGTATCACTTGTAAATATAGTGCAATCATTAACTCCTATTCCACGACCAATATGATAAATTCCGTATTTCCAATTACCTAACATACAGTGAGTATAGTTTCCATCTCCATCATCTTTTTGACCAGTAGCAGTAAGTTCAACTTTTATACCGATTCCGTTATTAGTATTACTAGTGTTATTTAAAAATAAACCTTCAAATTTTACACCTGATGCCTGCACCAAAAACATTGGTTTTGCTGATGCAAGATCACTACCATTACTTAATGTTCCGATAATTTCAGCATTAGGTTTCAATGCTACTGATGGAGTAACACCATTACCATTTAATGTATAAAGTATTTGTCCGACATGATTATTTGGAATTGTTATTGTGTCTGTTACTTTGTATCTACCTGTTGGAAAACCTACGCTTTTATTTGTATTAACTGCTGCCTGTATTGCGGCTGTATCGTCAGTAGTTCCATCACCAACCGCACCAAAGTCCTTTACTGAAACAAAATCTTCTAATTTATTCTGTACTGACCTGCTAACAGCCCCCGTTCCTTGTTGTGTAAAGTTAAGGGTATTTATAGTAGAGGTGTTATAAGCCCCCTGAGAGACCCATTTGACACCATCAAAATGATATTGCAAACCATTTGATGCATTATGTACATCACCTGTGGATGGAGAAGCGGGAAAGTTTAGTGTCATTAATAATACCTACGAAATTACAGCAAGTTTTCTTAAATTTCCCGCTGCATCTTTTATTGTAATATAACCGCTTACAGCTGCATCGCTAGATGCTGTATGAGTACCAAACCGAACTTTACCTGTACCTGTTGGGTTAATTTTAATATCTTGATTTGGATTACTACCACTTACATCTTTTGCTCTTAAAGTAACCATATTATTTGAACTATCAGAAGAAAATATTTCTAATGAGTTAACTGGCGTAGTCGATCCATTTATAATTCTTAAAGCTTCTCCACCTTGAGTTTTAAATACATGTCGAGTTGCTGTGGTTACTATTCTTGAATCATCACCACCTTCAATATCTCCTAAAACTATGTCAGTTGCATTTGGAGTTACCGTAGTGCTTGTTCCATTAATATTACTTGTATCAGTAGTGATATTGGCAATGTAATTATCAGTACCACCAGAAGTATGTATCGTTGTACCAGATCTGTGCGACGTTATATTTGATATGTGGTTATGAGACCCGCTGGTAATTTGTATTGCTCTATTACCATCAGCACCAGCATCTACTGTTCCATTAGCACCAGAACTTAAATCGTTATGAAATAAAAATGTTGCAGTGCCATTACTAGCAGTACCAGAAGTGTGAGAAGGAGCATTGCTTGCATGTGAAGTACCAGCAACAGTGCATTTATATATTCGACCACTAACTTGCACAACATCATTAACTGCATATGCTGTATTTGCTTGCCAACTATTTGGCGAGATATTAGATAAAAAACTACAGTTATCAATAGTTGAACCCTGTGTATTTAATCTAATTGCCATATATCCTGTCATTCCACTTAGGTTAGAATTATTAGCTCTTGTTCCTTGCGTAATTCTTTGTAAGAAAAAACAATTAGATATGTTGTTATAACTTGGTACTCCAGTGTTTGTATTAGCTTCCATATCAATTCCATATTGTTCAGCAGCAATATGAACATTTCTAAAACTATGATTATTTGCTGGATTGGCAGGATTATCAATATGTATTCCAACATCAACAGCTACGATTGCACCATCTAGAGCAATAATTCCTTCAGATTGACCTGTTATACGCAAACCTGTTTTAACTCTGTAAATATCACATTTATATAAAACAACTCCTGTGCTATCTATAAGTTCAATACCTTTTGTATTTCTAGAATAATTATCAATACTTGATCTTTCCCAACCATAAACAAATACATCATGTAAAACAGCTTTATCTGCTGGATTTAATTTTATTGCAGCTAACCATTCAAACTCATTTGTATTGATATTTGTTATATCAAATCCATGAAAATTACAATTATAAATTGCTACCTTGGCTGCTTTGGGAGCAGCACTTTCTTTCATTACTAATTCTAGACCTACTTTTGTTCCTTGTGTTTTACAAAGAATACTGAGGTCTTTAATTAAAATACTATCGTCCCTTTCACCTGTTGAACTTCTATCAATTTTTATTCCATCTGTAGTAGCAAAAACTATTTCAGTGCTTTTTGGTCCTTCTCCTATTAGTGAAACATGTTTAGTAGTTTCTATTTTTGCATTACATAAATACGTGCCTTCTGGAAAATAAATTACACCTCCATCAGATGCTGAATCTATAGCTGCTTGTATTGCAGTTGCATCATTATTAGTACCATTACCAACTGCTCCAAAATCTTTAACTGATATAGTTTCATTTAGCTTACTAGATACAGTTCTAGCAACAGCACCAGTACCAGTTTGTGTAAAGGCAAGTTTTGTTGCATCTATCGCAGCACTACTATTTACTTCTGAGTTGGTTATTGATAAATCAAGTTTTGATTGTGCAATAGCAGCATTAGCAGCTACGTTTGAATTTTGTACGTTTGATGCAAATTCAGCAGCATCAAAAGGAGGGTTTGCTTCTACCCACTGTGCTGTATCTACATCTACATAATAAATAAAAGTACGACCTGATACTGTGTCATACCATCTAGCACCATTGACAATACTTGAGCCTGTAGGAGCAGAAGCACCAACAAAAGTACTGACAAGACCTTCTGTATCTTCTTTAGTTTCTTGCATACCAAACAACAGGTGTTTGCTGTTGTTATCTAAATCAGTTTCAGTTAGTACAGAACCATCTTCAAAATCTACTTTAGGTGTTGTTATATCAGTATTTCTTTTTATTTCTATAATTGCTCCTACTGTTGGAAAATTACCAGAAGTAAACTGAATAGAAGTTTTACTAGGAAATGTATAGTGTGTGGTTTGTGTTTTTAAAACATTAGCAACTCTAACTTCTACATCAGTTTGATCTAAGTAGTCAAAAGATATGGCATACGGACCAGAAGTATTACCGCTACTATTATTTGCTGCGGTGTGAGTTTGCCTTGTAGCAACGGTGTTAGTAGCCATAATTAAAAGGTTCCAAGATTCATTTGGTTCATCTGTTTTGTAAGCCTGTCAACAAAGTTTTGTTGTAAGTTTTGCTTTGCTTTGATTCTATCAGTAAACTCTTTTTCGCCAATAAAATCTCTTGTGTATTCTAATATTCCTTTGTTTATATATTTAGTATTTATTTGATTCATTGATTGAAATATTATTTCTGCTTGAAATTGACCTTCTTGTGAATTGAGTCCTACTTCTTCAATTCGAGATTTAGCTGCTTTATATTCATTAGGTTTGTAAATACCATCAAAATAATTATCTAAAGCTTGTTTAATAGTTACATCTCTTCCTCCCATTCTTAAAGTTGTATTATTTACATATACTTTTAGAGCATTATATTCTTTTTTATCTAATTTCTTAGGTACAAAGTTTTTACTACCAACTCCCCTAAACTTTGATCCTCTTATTATTTCTGGTGGTTCTGGTAATAATCTGCCTATAAGCTGTGTTGCCATAAAATATTTATGGTTTTTACTTGTACTATGTTTTGCTAAAGACAATAAATCTAAACCACTTTTTTGTGGATATGTTATTGGATCTCCTGTAATATGCTCTACTTGCATAGGTGCATTTCCACCATAAAGAATCGGGATTATTTCTTTTCCTTTATTTAAAATATTATCTAAGGCTTGAATTGCAACATAAGCTTTATTAAATTCTTCGTCACCAAAATCAAGATCTTCATTAGCGGTATCACCTGCTCTTGTTTTTGTGTCTGGTCGCATAAACCATCTAAGTTTACTGTAATCTCCTTTTGATTCTGCTAATTCTCTAGCTTCTTGTTCTGTAAAACCTATAGTTGTTAAAACATCAGCAGGTAGTCTATGTAATTTACTTAGAAAACTTGAATATGGTATTGATCTAACAGAAAGTTGTCTGCCAACATAATCTAAAAATTTCTTTTGTGTATATGGAATGTTGTCTTCTGGATCTACATTTTTACCTACTGTTGGTATTTGTGAAAATAAATTTATAGCTTCGTTTATTTGTTGTGTATAACTTCTGTTAAAAAGATTACGACCTATTATTGTTACAAAACCAGCAGTAAATTCACCAAATTCTTTATCTTTAACAAATAGACCTCCTTGTGTAAAATCAACCATCATTCTTACAAATGAAACAATAGGATCAGGTAAATTTTCGTAAGTTTTATATTCATATACTGGTTCACCATTTTTATACATAGGTTCACCATTTTCATCATATTTAAGGTACGCCCTGCTATATGGTCGCCAACCATTCTTATACATAGAGATAAACATGGAAGCACCTTCTGGTGTGAAATAGTTTGGACCACCACCTGTCAATTTAAAGTGTGGAGGTTGATCTTTATTTAAGTCGTAATCAGGTAATAAATAATCATCAAATGTAAGACCTGCAATTAGCAGTCCAAAAGCATATCCCATTCTTATTTGACCTGTTGCATTTGCTCTTACTAAGGGATCAGGACTTAATAAGTCTGCTTTCATCTCTGGTAAAAGTAAAGCATTGAAAGGATTTATATTTTGGTATTCTCCATTTGGTAATCTTCTATTTATTGGTGTATTTATTACTGGTGTATATCTCATAACTTCTTTAATAATATTTGTAGGTGTTCTTGTAAAGGTAAAAAAGAACCTAGCAACAGGATTTTGTACTGCTAAATTATTTAATTTAGATGCAGTACCACCAAATATATCTTCTGTTCTAATATCTTGTGTAAATGTAATTTGTTTTCCAAATTCTTTTGCATTAGTCAAAATTCTTTGTGTAACTGCATCAGGTGTAAAAACTTCTTGTCCATCTATAATTTCAACTCTACCTACATCTCCTTTTGAATTTTTTAAAAAATAACTAATAATTCCATCAACATGACCTTTTATATATTGGTTTAATTCATCTCCTGTTTTACCAAGTTTTACTCCTTCCATATATGCTTGATAATTAGCTGCTGCTAAAATATTAGGTGCTTGAACTAAAGCATCTGTAGCTGTCATAAGACGACTAGGTAATCTAATAAACTTTCCAAATCTATCAACTGCTTTAAAAGGAAAGTATGGTTTGTCTGAAGAGATCATATATCGTTGACTTGTTTCACCTTTTATATTTCCTAAATTTATAAAGTTATCTTCCATATCCCATGATCTTTTCCAAGCATTTAAAGCAAAATCAAAGTTTTGAAATAAAGCAAATAAATGTTTTTTAGCAGCTTCTAGTTCTGTAAAGTTTGTAGAACCACTAAAGTTATTAAAAGCTTTTAAAAATGTTTGTGCTACACCAGAATATAAATTTATTTTTTGTGTAGTAGGACCAGACAATAAAGCGTTGATACCAATTTCGTTATATATTCTTGCTGCTTTATCTATACCTTTAGCAAATTTAGCGGATAAAGCATCAGTATTTTGTAAAGTAACCATTTTTTCTACACTACCTGACGCTGTACCTAAATCAGTTGTTAATCTAACTAATTCAGAATAATCATCTGTTTCTGTTGCCTGTTGTAAAGCATCTTTTAAATCTGTTCTAAACTTTTCATTCTGTAAAATACTTTGATTTAGGTCTATTTCTATATCAGGTTGCTTTTCTGTTAAAGCTGACTTTTCTGCTGCTGTTAAATTCATTACTTCATCAGCAGTTTTACCTTCAATACCAGACTCAGGTTTCATTCCAAAAGATTTTAAAGTTCTAGCAGTTTGTGTTCTTAGTGGTATGCCAAGCTTTAACCATTCTTCTACACCTAATAATGAGTCTGATAATTCATCTATAGATTGATCTATTAATTCTGTATTTTTTGTTTTTATCGCTTCTATCAATCTTTTATTTACATTTGCAACTTCTTCTGTTTGTAATGTTATAGTCTGAGCTATTGCATAATTTAAAGAATCACTAGGAACTAAATTATATAGTTTTGAATATGCTTGACCATACTCTTTTATAAATTTTGTGTTTTGTAATCTAACAACTCCATCATCAAACATTCCTAATCCTTCTAGTTTTGTTTGTTGTTGACTTTTTGAACCAGTAAAAACATCAGCATCTTTAAGAACTTTTACCATTTCTTGTATAGTCTTTTGTTGTTTTGGTTTTAAACTTTTTATAAAAGAAATTTGCTGTGGGTTTTTAGATACATCTCCTAAATCTTGTTTTTTACTATCTAATTTATTTAATGAAGTTTTTACTCCACCTGCATATTTAGCATCTGCTGGCACTTCAATAGTCAAACCTTGAGTATTACTAGGTGATGCAGTAGCACTACCAGTTTTTTCAGTAACAATACCTTTGATTCTTTTATGTATATTTGCACCATGTAGTCTCACTTCTTTTTCTGTAAACCCCTGTGATATAAAGGCTTGCAGCATTTCTTGTTCTTTCTGTGGTGGATTTTTTTTACCAAGTCTTAAAGACCAAGCAAGCTTATCAAAATCAGATTCAAAAATTATAGATGCACTACCATAATTAGGCTTAGTTCTTTTAAACTGGTTAGGCATTACAAAAGTTCTTTCAACAGTTTGCTTTTGTTGCTCTATATTTACCCCTTTATTTTGTAAGTCTGTTTGTTGTTTCTTGCCTACTTGATCTAAATTATTTACAGCTTCATCAATAATCTTTTTATCTTTTTTAGTTAAAATCTTATCTGCTTCTATTGGTGTTTTATTTTTAATTTTTTTTAATACACCACCTAATCCATCTATAGAACCTTTAAAAGCAGTACCAAAAGCACCACCTAAACCTATACTTGCTAAATATTCATCACGACTTACATCATCTCCTAATAAATCTCTAACAAAAGTTTCTCCTGTTGCAAAACCAGCACCTTGTAAAGCAGCTTTTTTAAGTCCTCCTTTTCCTATTTTTGCTGTTGAGCCAGCAGGTATTACTTGAAATAAACCAGCCGATATAGCTTCTGCTTGACTAATATCCTTAACTCCTCTTAATTTCTGTGCTTGTATATTTGTGTAATATCCAATAGCAAATTGACCACCACCATAAGCTGCTATGCCAACAGGACCAGTAGCTAATAAAGGTGCAAGAACAGCATCAGCACCAAGACCAACTCCAATTTCAAGACCAAGACCTTTAGCTAAACCTTTTAAGTTTGCTTTTTCATTTGTTTGTTCTGTTAAATCACTAAATATTTTTCTAGTTTTATTTATTTCTTCACCATTAAAATCAATAGGATCATTTTCATCTACATAGAAATTATTTATAGTATCGTTTAAATTAAATTCAGTATCAAAATCAATAAGGCTCTGATCGTTTTGAAATATATTTTTTGATTGAAATTTATTATTTATTACAGATGGTTCTTCTTTTATATCTTGGTTGTTGTTTGTTGGTGTGTAAGTCATTCTTTATCTTTTTTAGAAGTGTCTTCCCATAACATACTGAATATTTTATCAAAAATCTCTTGTGATTCTTTAATTGGTTTGTTTGATGTTATTACTTCTCTAGGTCGCATTTTCTTTGTCTTGGGATCTATTAAACCTTCATACATTGGTACTAATTGTCCTTTATCATTTACTTCTTGTCTCATTAATTCATCTATAATTTCTCTATCAAAAACTCTACCTTGAGTACCATCATTTAATCTTGCTGTAACAATTCTTGCAAATATACTTTGAACAACACCAGCAATATCAGTTTCATCTTTTAATACTGCTTCTGTAAGAACTGTATTAACTATTGCATTTTTAATCTTAATATCTTCTGTATCATTACTATAAAACAGTTTTGAATATACTTTCTTCATTTCATCTTGTACTCTTTGACTTGAACCATCTCCATAAGTATGACTATCTAGTTCAATAACAATTTTATCTTTATCTAAATCATCTCTTGAATCTTTGCTTCTATATTGTTTAGCACCATCAAATTGTGACCATAAAGAAGTTTTTTCTTCAATAACAGGTGTAACTTCTCCATCAGATGTTTGAAATTCTATTTTTGGTATTTTTATTTTTTGACCAATTTGTAAATTATCTTGTTGTTGTTGTGTCTTTAAATTATTGTAGTCAAATATATCTTGGCTACTTACACCTACATATTTTTTAGCTATATCTTCTATTGTATCTCCACTTACTACTGTGTATGTTTCAAGCAAATCAGAGTTTAATGTTTCATCTGTAGTTCTTGCTGAAGCTAATTCTATTGGCATACCACCTCCGAAACCTGCACCTCTTCTATTTTCAAATTGAGGTATAGAACCTAAATTCATGCCTTCTAATTGATTATTATTACTACCTGATCCTGAGTTGTTTGGTGTATTAATAGGCTGTTGCCCACTTATATTATTATCTTCATCAAAAAATGTGTAAGTATTATTTTTAATTTTACCTATTTGTTCTTTATAACCCTTTATCAAATCATCTATTTTATCTTTTTTTTCTTTATTTGTTAATTCAGAATCAACAATAACTAATTCTAAATCTTGTTTAAATTTAAAATCAAGATCATACTTTTGTTCTACTTTTGGTCCTGACATAGTATCAAGACCGAATTGATTTTTTGTACTTAAAACTTTTTCTCCAAATTTTATAACTCCTTTTATCTCTGGATATTGAGTAAGTAATCCTTGACCTGATTGACTTTTTACTAAAGTATCTAATCTTTTAGCTTCTGTTCTGTCTTCCTTAGTAGCACTAGAACCTAATGAAACCATGAAATTAGTTAATTCTGTTCTTGCAGCTAGTTTATTACCATCAAATTCACCATCAATCCATCTTTTTTGAAAGCCTAAAAACCAACCATCAACATTAAAGTTTTTAAGAGTTACTTCTGTATCAATAAAATCTAATTCTCCTTTATATTCTTTTTTTAAAGCTGATATTATTTTTGCATTATTTAATATTACTTTTTCATCATCACTAGAAAAATCTAATTGATCCAATCTTTTTGTAATGTCATTTTGTTTTACGTTTTCTGCAAATTCAAGTTCTTGTTTTTTAAATTCATTTAATTCTTTATAAACTTCTTTTTTAATATTGATAATACTATTGTTTGCATCAAGAAAGCTTTTTAAATCTTTTTGTATAACTTGATTTTTTTTATTAGTATTTTTTGGGCCTACTTTTAATTTGCCTATAAAATCGATAAAATCATCTACTTCTTGTAAAGCTTCTGTTTCACTCATATCAGAATCTTTATATGATTGAATAATTGTATTAACGCTGTTTTGAATATAATTTTCAAAGCTTGCAGGTGAGACTGATTCACTTAATCCAATACTGACCATATAATCTGCATTTTCTTGTATTTCTTCTAAAGCGATACTTTCTGCTTGAGATAAACCTGTTAAATTAAAATCTTGTTCTGAATAATTATCATCAATATAATTTAATTCAATACTGTCGTTTATGTTGTCAATATTATTCCAACTACTTAAAATTGAATTTGCAAAGCTAGTAGTAGCTAATTCAATCTTTGCATTAGATCTAGCTTCTTGATGTCTATTAAATGCTTTTTGATAAGCTAAATTTTGTTTAGGTAAAAAATGTTTACTTAATATTTCTGGTCTAATACCTTTTACATTAATTAAATTTGATTGTTGAAATTCATTTACAGCTTGATTAAATTGTGGTGATCCAACATCAAATTGTGATAAAGGTTGTTGAACAATTTGTCCACTTGGTAATTCAACATCTACTACATATTCATCAAAAAACTTTTTTGTTTTAACTTCACTAGCATTACCTAGATTAATTGCTAGTTGTTTTTCAATTCCATATT